CCGCTACAATTTCTGCCGAGGTAAACGGAACACCCGGCGCGAACGATATGCCGGGAGCATTGGTGTTCAGCACCACGGCAGATGGAGGAACTAGCGCCACCGAACGCGCCCGCATCACGAGCGGGGGGTATTTCAAGGCGAGTAATGATGGGACATATGTAGAAGCATCCCAATGTCATGAATTAAGAACAACAGAAGATGCAAGAGCGGCAATTATTACGGCAACAAATGCCTCGTATACATCTGACATAACGCAAATACGCGCAACAAGAAATACGACAAACAATTCGTTTTATGCACTTACTTATTACAACGCTGGAGCAACAGCATACAAATTCCGCGTAGCCGACTCCGGCGATGTAACCAACACCAACAATTCATACGGCGCTATTTCCGATGCCAAGATGAAAACCGATATTGTGGACGCGGGTTCGCAATGGGCAGACATAAAGGCTGTGCGGTTCCGCAAATTCAAGATGAAGGATGACCCGCAGCAAATCACGCAGTTGGGTGTTGTGGCGCAGGAACTTGAGCAAACTTCGCCGGGGTTGGTTGACGAACATGCCGACCGTGACGCAGAGGGCAACGACCTTGGCACCACTACCAAGTCGGTCAAGACTTCTATTCTGCTGATGAAAGCAGCGGTTGCCTTGCAAGAAGCAATGGCCCGTATCGAACAACTTGAGGCGAAGTTCGCCGCATTGGAGAGCAAATAAATGACCACTATCACTTGGAACATCTCTGTCCTCAACTGCCTCCCGCAATCTGCTGAAGGCGCTGACTATGTAGTCACGGCCCATTGGCAATGCACGGGCGTGGATGGCGCTTACACGGGGCAGGTCTACTCGACCACCTCGTTTGCCGTCGTTCAGGGCGAGGCTTTCACCCCCTATGCCGACCTCACGCTCGACCAAGTACTTGGCTGGGTCTGGGCGAATGGCGTGGACAAGGACGCGACAGAGGCTGCGGTGGAGGGCCAGATTGAGGCCCAGAAGAACCCGCCGGTCGTCTCGCCGCCGCTGCCGTGGAGCGTCTGATGGAAGCCAAACTTGAAATACTCACGCTTGTGATGGAGCCAGCCGAAGCCGTCGCCATCGTGAACCTGCTGGGTTCGCTCCCGACGAGCCAAGGCGGGTATCCGCTCTGGCAGAAACTGAAGGCGCAGGTAGAGGCGCAGGTGCCGAAGGACGGGGAGCCGTGACAGTCCCGGTCGAGCGCGTGGGCGATGTCGCCGCCGCCGGCAGCGTGACCGCCGCCAGCGTGTCGTGGATGACCCAGGCCAACGAGGTCATCTCGCTGGTCGCCGGGCTCATCGCGATCGCGGCCGGCTGCTTCGCGATCGCCGTACACTTCAAGAATTTGAGGAAGCCCTGATGGAGCCACGCTGGCTCATCGCCGCGCGCGCCTTCCTCGGCCTGCGGGAGATCCCCGGCAAGGCGACCGCGCCCGTCATCGGAAGATGGCTGCGCGAGCTCAAGGCGTGGTGGTCGGATGATGAGACCCCGTGGTGCGGCACCTTCGTCGCCGCCGTGCTCGAGGGCGAGGGCATCAAGCGCCCAAAGCATTGGTACCGCGCCAGGGCGTGGCTCGACTGGGGCGACCATCTCCGTGAGCCCGCCGTGGGCGCCGTCGTAATCCTTGATCGCAAGGGCGGCGGCCACGTCGGGTTCGTGGTCGGAAACGACGAAGCCGGGCGCCTGATGGTGCTCGGCGGGAACCAGGGCAACGCCGTGACGGTGGCTCCCTTTGATCGCGCCCGGGTGCTCGGCTACCGCTGGCCCCCGGGCTTCACCGTGCTGGGCTGCCCCATGCCGCTCATCGCATCCAACGGGGCGAAGGCCTCGGCCAACGAAGCATAGGAGACGAACATGAACGCAGAACAAATCGCCGGGATCGTCCGCGCCGTCGTGGCCGCCATCGGCGGCTACCTTGTCGGCAAGGGCCTCGCCGACGCCGAGACCGTCGCCGCCGTGGGCGGCGCGCTCGCCACCCTCGCCGTGGCGGCGTGGTCGGTGCTGTCGAAGAAGAAGCCCGAGGCGGCGTGAGGATCTGGCTGGGGGCGGCTCTGGCGCTTGCGCTGGCCGCCCTCGGCTGGGCCGGGCACCGGTCGGCCTACCAGGGCGGCCACGAGGCCGGCTCGGCGGCCGTGAGGGCAGAGTGGTACCTTGAGCGGGCGAAGGCCGCAGAGGCCGCCAGAGAGGCCGAGGCGCTGATTTACGCCCGGCACCAGGAGGTAGAGCGTGGACTGTCGGAGAGGTTGGACGCCGCTGATCGCCGTGGCCGCGAGCTTGCTCGCCGGCTGCGCGACGCCCGCGCCGCCCCCGGCGTGCCCGCCGCCTGTCCCGGTGCCGCCGCGGCTGATGTCGCCCCCGGAGAGCCCGGCGACGCGCGAGCGATTGACGAGGCTTTTATCGCTCACCTCGGGGCGTGCGAGCGAGACGCCGAGCGGCTCGCCGAGCTCCAGAGACTGACAGAGGATTGATGTGGCACTTATTCCGCTGAACATCCAGCCGGGCGTGTACCGCAACGGCACCGAGTACCAGAGCCGCGGGCGCTGGCGTGACGCCTCGCTCGTGCGCTGGTACGAGAACACCATGCGCCCCGTGGGCGGCTGGCGCAAGCGCGCCTCCGGGCAGGTCACGGGCAAGTGCCGCGGCCTCCTGGCGTGGCGCTCGAACGCCAACGCGCGATGGATCGGCATCGGGACGCACTCGAAGCTGTACGCCATGAACGAGGCCGGGACCATCACCGACATCACCCCGACCAGCTTCACGCCCGGCAACGCCGACGCGGTGCTGAATCTTGGGTATGGCGGCGGCCCCTACGGGCTGTTCTCCTACGGCACGGCGCGCCCAGACACGGGCACGGTGACGCCGGCCACGACCTGGACGCTCGACAACTGGGGCGAGTTCCTGCTGGCGTGCAGCAACGCCGACGGCAAGATCTACGAGTGGGACCTCAACACCGCGAACGACGGCGTGGCGCTCGCCAACGCGCCGGTCAGCAATAAGGCCGTGCTCGTGACGGCCGAGCGGTTCGTGTTCGCCCTCGGCGCCGGCGGCAACGCGCGCAAGGTGGCCTGGTCCGACCAAGAAGACAACACCATGTGGACCCCGGCCATCACGAACCAGGCCGGGGACTTCGAGCTCGAGACGGTGGGCTCCATCGTCACCGCCAAGCGCCTGCGCGGCGTGAACCTGATATTCACGGATGTCGATGTTCACACGGCCCAGTATCAGGGGCCGCCGTATGTCTACGGCTTCGAGCGCATCGCCACCGGCTGCGGCCTCATCGGCGCCCAGGCCGTGGCGGCGGTGGAATCGGTCGCCTACTGGTGGTCGCCCTCCGGCTTCTTCATGTACGACGGCTTCGTGCGCCCGCTCAAGTGCGACGTGCTCGACTATGTGGTGAACAACCTCTCGCAGACCCAGCGCTCGAAGGTGTACGCCGTCGCCAACAATCAATTCGGCGAGGTCTGGTGGCTCTACCCGAGCGCTTCAAACAGCGAGTGCGACAGCTATGTGTCGTACAATTACCGCGAGGGGCATTGGTCCATCGGCACCCTGGCGCGCACCGCCGGCACCGACCGCGGCGTCTTCAGCTACCCGCTGATGGTCTCGCCGGACGGCTATGTCTACGAGCACGAGGTCGGCGTCACCTACGACGGCACGGCGCCGTATGCGCGCTCTGGCGCCATTGAGCTGGGCGGCGGCGAGCGGCTGATGGTGGCCCGGCAGGTTATCGCCGACGAGAACGCGATGGGGGCGGTGTCGCTGCAGTTCATCACCAAGTTCGCGCCGAATGGCTCGGAGACGACCAAGAGCTACACCATCGACTCCATCTACACCCCGGTGCGATTCACCGGGCGGCAGGTTGAGATGCAGATCACGGGCGCGTCTCCGGCCACGGACTGGCGCGTCGGCACGATGCGGCTCGATGCCGTGGCGGGGGGAGAGCGATGAAAGAGGTCGAGGGCATTGAGCACATCGCGCCCTTCCGCGAGCTTATCGAGCGCGCGCTCGCCGAGGGCTACGGCCAGATGGGCTACCACGACGTGCTCGACGGAATCGCGCGCGGCGAGTACCAGTTCTGGGCCTCGAACGATTCGTGCGTGGTGACGACCGTTGACATCTTTCCGCGAATCAAGCAGCTCACCGTCATCATCGGCGCGGGCGACCTGCGCGAGATTGATGACGTGATACGCCCGGTCATCGAGGCCTGGGCTCGCAGCATCGGCTGCGACACGATGTTGATCATGGGACGCCCCGGCTGGCAGCGGGCGCTTGAGGGCTACAGACGCACCGCGGTGGTGCTAGAGAAGAAACTATGAGCAAGATTTTTTCGTCCAAGAAGAAGGAAGTCTCCAAGACGGAGATCGACCCGAGGATCTACGACCGCGTGCTGCGGAACCTGCAGTTCGCCGAGGAGGTCTCGGCGATTCCCTACGAGCCGTACCGCGGGATGATGGTCGCGCCGTTCACGCGCGACTATATGGAGGGCGAGGCCGCGACGCGCCGCATCGCGCGAGAGGGCGGCTTCGTCCCCGAGGTGGAGGCCGCCGCGCGCAACGCGCAGGCGCTGATGGGCTACCAGCCTGAGCGCATCAGCGCCGGCCAGATCGGGACCCAGTTCGGCGCGCGCGACATCGGCGCGTCGCTCGCGGGTGGCCCGGAGCGGGTCGCGGCTGGCGCCATCGGGACCACCTTCGGCGCGGCGCCCATCGGCGCGGAGCGCGTCGGTGCGGCCCTTGGGCGCGGCCCCGAGCGCATCTCTGCCGGGCGGGTCGGGACGACCTTTGCCCCCGGGCAGGTCAGCGCCGGCCGGGTCGGTACCACCTTTGGCGCGCGCGAGATTAGCGCGCCGGGCGCTGCGCCCACGGCGCAGGCGGCGGGCTTCTTGGACCAAGACCTTGGCCGCTACATTAACCCCTACGAGGCTGCCGTCACGCAGGCGGGGCTCGAGGACATCAGCCGCGCCGAGGAGCAGGCTCGAGGGACGCGATCAGCCCGCGCCACGGCGGCGCGTGCCTTCGGTGGCTCTAGGGCCGCTATCGAGGAGGGCATCGCCGCCGGCGAGGCCGCCCGCGAGCGCAACCGCTATGTGGCCGAGCAGCGCGCGCGTGGCTTCCGCGAGGCTGCGGCGCTGCGAGAGGCCGACGTCGGCCGCGAGCAGGCGGTGCGCCTCTCCAACCAGAACGCGGCGCAGAATGTGATAGAACTCGCCCAGCGCGGCGAGATCACGAACCAGCAGCGAGACCTTGAGCTCGCTCGGCTTGGGCTTACGGGAGAGACGACGAACGTCCAGGCCAACCTCGAGGCCGCGCGCGCGAACCAGCAGGCGCAGCAGGACGCGCAGCGGCTTGGGCTCACGGCCGAGACGACGAACGTCCAGGCGGCGCTTGAGGCCGAGCGCGCGAACCAGCAGGCGGTGCAGGATTACATGCGCATGGGCCTCACGGCAGAGGAGGCGAACCAGCGCGCCATGATGGACGCCGCTGGCCGCAACCAGCAGGCGGAGCTTGAGGCGCAGCGCCTAGGCTCAACCGCGCAGCAGTTCAATGTTGAGCAGGCGATGCGTGCGGGCCTCTCCAACCAGCAGGCGGTGCAGGACTACATGCGCATGGGCTTGTCGGCCGAGGAGGCAAACCAGCGGGCCATGCTCGACGCGCAGCGGATGGGGTCGACGGCGCAGCAATTCAACGTGCAGACTGGCATGGAGGCCGCGCGCGCGAACCAAGCCACCGGCTTGCAGGGCGCAGAGTTCCGGCTTCGCGCTGGGGGCGACCTGGCGGGATACGGCCAGACGGCGCTCGAGAACCGCTACGGGGCGGGGCGGGCGATGATGGGCCTCGGAACGCAGCAGCAGAACCTCTACCAGCAGTTCCTTAACGCGCGGCGCGAGGAGGACCTCCGCCGGCAGGAGTTCCCGCTGCGGCAGCTCGCGATCCGGCAGGGCGCGGTGTCGGCGTCGCCGTACAACGTGACCCAGACCGGGACCGTGACGGGTCGCCAGTCGCCATTTGATATTG